ATGTTGCTTGACCATGTACCATCCAGCGGCAAACCAGGATTTGCTTTTGTTGTTTTTAGTAAACAGTGGTAGCTTGTGCTTGACATCCCATATGGGATTATATGTTCTACACCCAGTGCTATAACCATGCACAAGGTCTGCAATTGGTTTGGTTATTTTTTCAGCTGGCTCAAATTCCACATTCTCACGTTTGCGCAACATGGGAATAGTCTTGTATAGTCCAACCTTGTTCTCAATTGTGATTTGATATCCATCGTTGACTGCCTGGATGTTACCAATCTTCTGGTCATCTTTTTTCAAGATCCAATATTCGTTATCAACTACTGGTTTGGCGTGTATCATTTAATACTCCTTTGTATGTTTCATTGAGCCACCGACTGATTGTATCAGCTTGGTCACTGAGCTTGGTGAGCTCGTACTTGCCACAAAACTTCATGAAATGTGCGCCTACCATGCCCACATCCTTGTGACTGATCTGTTCTCGGATCACAGCGTCCACTGTGGCTTTGACCGCATCCGGTTGTGCGTTAAGATCGATCAATGTACAGTTACGTTCATAATCGTCTAACACTCTGTGCTCCTCGCCATTATGGTCAGTCCAGCGTTGAAGCATCATGTTGTTCCAAGAATATCCGCGCTTGTCTCGGTCGGCAAAGGCCTCACGGAGACCAACTTTATTCTTTGTCCCTTTTTCACGTACTCCCGGATAAGCAGAGAAGACATTGTCGGAGGTGTCGCCACGCATGCACTTCTCAAATAATAGCCAGGACGGATCCGGGATGGTTTTTGGTTGTTTAGTTTTTTTATCTGTAACAGGCTTACCCTTGGCATCAAATATGCCCTCCAGTGTGATCAGTTCATCTGTAATACCATTGTATTGTGTGACGTTAGGTGCAACTAATTGCACAAAATCTGTGTCTGAGCTAACAATTATGTGATCGTCTTGGGGGTGTAATGATATCCAACGTGCAATGATGTCATCTGCTTCGGCTGTTGCGCAACGAATAACACTGCAATTGGTTCTGTCTGACAAGTATTTAGTCAGATTGTCATAAGTTTCCCAAAACAGCTTGTCTTCTTCTGCTTCGTCCTCGGTCATTTTACCACGTGCTACAGCACGATTTTTCTTGTAGGGCTCGTAGTAGTCTTTGCGCCAGCTACGCCCTTCCAGTGCGAAGACCACGTGATCTGCTTGGAAACGCTTGGCCACCTTGTTGGCAGCCATCATTGTAACGTGTAGTGCAAATCCTAGTTTAGTCCAAGTGTCACTGGCTCTGTGGGCACCGTGACGTGCTCGGAAAAACATGTTGGCTGTGTCAATAAGTAGGTATTTCATTGGGGTTTAATAGTTGGTTGCGTTTAATGTATTGTAACACATATTCCGCCCAATAGCAATGGGCATCTGGCCCAAAATGCCAACTATCAGGATTAACCGTTTTGAATCCTTGACGTCGTAGTACCGAATTGTAGGTCATTTCGTCATCATATGGGTGCATGTAGCTGGCACCCCACGCCCTTTGGTCAGCAATACCACCAAAATGGCTGTTGCCATTAAACATAATGTGGCGTATGCCCAAATCATCTAGTTCGCGGTGGAATGCCCAGATTTCTCGGTGAGCACGTTGTCTGCACTCTTCCCAATCTACATCTATAATAAATTGTTTGTACCGTTGTTGAAGTTCATCGGGCACCTCGTCAATCCCGCTTGCATTGACTTGAAAGTCTTGGCCATTGTGCCACCACTCTTCTCGTTCCCAAGTGGTCCATTGAATAACCATGAAGCAATCTTTCACTGCATCAGGATTGGCCTTGATCCATTCTCTTGTGGTGCGCATGATGCGTGTGTTTGAGCATCCTGCTTGCGCATCTAAATACAGTATGGCATTAAGCCAATTGGCTAGCTCACATCCAAAGCTGGCACGTTCATTGTCGGGATGTGGCTGTCGTGCAAGGGCATAAAACAAGCCATCATCCATGGCCCATGCGTGTGGATTTACTGCCTCGGCCGCGGCAGCATGACTATCGCCGTTGACATACAAAATCATTCTTGTTTGAGTGCTTTGATTTTTTCTGCTTCTGCAACTCGCTTGCGCAAACTGCTGGAACTAAAGCTGTGATCACGCTTGTTAAATATCACCTGTATACCGCGCCCAGCACCTTCGTTACGACCGGTAAAGTTTTTATCTTCGTACTCGGTGCCTAGAATTCGAACGTCCAATGGTAGTATAAGCAACAAGTCAATCAAGTCTTGTTCAGTTTGATATACCACTACTTCATCAACATAACGACAAGCCGCAAGTTGTATCTGGCGTTCTACAACACTTTGAATGGGATGATTCTTGGTATCGGGCCTATCAATTGTGGGATCAGTTTGTAGCCCACAAATCAAGTAATCGCAATAATTCCTAGCCTCACTTAACATAGCAACATGCCCAGCATGCAACATGTCAAAGGTTGAGAATGTGATGCCAATCTTCTTGCCCTGTGCTTTTAGTTCTTTGATGTGATTAAAAATCATGATACTTCGCTCCTGCCGTTACCTATGTCTTTGCTCTGTACCCAGATACCTGAGTTTTTGATTGCTTGCTCTTGTTCCCATGTTTCCATAACAACATGTCTGCACACGTTCTGGAACCACTGATCCACAATGTCTGCATCAACTTTGCCTTGATACCCTGCTTTGATTAGTCTAGCAACAAAAATTTCGTTCCAGTCAAGTTCAAATGCACCTTGATGCAAATTGTCAAGATCCACATCCATGCCTAACACAGCCACGTAAGGCTCGCCAGCTTCTGTGGCCAATTGTTTAGCAGTCTTCTCAGGTGCCTTGACTTTGGGCACAACAGGTGCTTTGACCTCTGCTGGTTTTTCTGCCTTCTTGGGTTTTAAAAATCTATCAAATATTCCCATCACTTGCCCCATCCATTACCCCAGAGATCAACGTGCAATCTTGGAGTATAATAGTAACCACGTGCAAGTGCCCAGTCTGCAACGTTCACGCGATTCTCTGCGTATGGCGCAACAACACCACCTTGTGGCATCACATACACTACACCTTCAAATCCTGCCCCACGATATGCTGTTACTGCACGATCCACTTCTTCAAAGTGTGCTTCGCTGTCAATCACAAATTTAAGATACACTGTGCCGTAGTTTTGATATGTTGCAACAATCTCCGGCTTGATAGCCTCTTCCCATGCTTCACCGCTGGCACTGAGTTTGGGACTTACACTGAATGTAAGTTCATTGTGCCCGGCCAACCACTCGTTAAGATATGCGCCAAATTTAGGTTGTAACTGCTGAGTGCCATTGGTTTCAAATGTAACATTTTTAATACCACGCATGTCAGCATGATCAAACAAGTCTTGATATACACGTTGCCAACCTAGCAACGGTTCGCCACCTGTGATCACAAGATGAGTGTCATTACCTGTGCGATTGGTCCACTTACGATCTGGAATCAAGTCTAGCATTTTGTCTACCAGCTCATCGATCTCATAGGTAGGACTGAGTTCTTTAAAGTCTGGGTGCCATGACGCATAGCTATCACATCCGGTGTTTACAAGTGGCAGCTCTTCAAATGTTTTGTACAAGTGTACAGTTTTGGCAACCTCGTCTGCTTCTGTGGACTTTTCGCCAGGCTTGCATCCAAATCCTGCGCAGGTAAAGTTACAACCAAATGTTCTTAAGAACACCGACGGGACACCAATAAAGCGTCCTTCTCCTTGTGCTGAATAAAATAGTTCTGATACTTTGAGTTTCATATTATAATCTCTTGATCTCTGGTCTTTTTAAAAATTTGTGTATGATGTCGGGGTCTGCGGTTTCTTCTACTACTTTAACACGAATGTCAGCGTTTGTCACCCAACCCGGCAAAACCCAATCTAAATAGGCCAAGTGCTCTATTGGTGTAGGGTGCGGATCTTTTAATCCGGTGTTCCAGTTATGCAACTTCCATCCATTTGATCTATCTTCGGCTAACACAGTTTCGTAGTAACTGGGTTTGATATTATTTAGAACGGATTCATACAAGGCTGGAATATCTGGG